GATAAAAGATGAGTTCGACGAAACTACTCGCTCTGATGGCCTTATAGCTCAAGAGGTGCAGGCGGTTTGTGACTCATTAGGAGTTCAATTCAACGGCATCAATGAAACCAGTCAGGGCAAGTTAGGGTTGCAGTACGGCTTGCTAGTTTCACCCTTGATTGCAGCCGTGCAAGAGCTTTCGTCTCGAAATGAGAGCCTAGCAGCTAGAATTGCCACGCTTGAGGAGGCAAGCTGATATGGAAGATGCACTGATTCAGAGTGGCGGCACCGCCGGACTAATCGGTGCAATCTATGCGCTCATTCAAGCAGTCAAACAACACAAAGCAAAAAGCAATGGCGGCACGACGTACGACCGCCTGCGCTTATGCGAACATAAACTTCAAGAATTGACTGAAGACGTGTCGGAGATGCGCGATAAGCTTCAAGTCTTACACAGAGACGTGTGTGAATTTAGGGAACAGGTCCGCGTGTACATCGCTCGCAGCGAGGCCAGAGATGAAGTTCGAAGGGAAATGAAAAAATGAAGCCTGGGTTGAAATCGACAGAATTATGGTTCTCCATCATATCATTTTGCGTTGGTGCAATACTTTCTGCAATCGGAGCAGAAGGCGGTATCGGTCAAATCGTGGGCGGAATCTGCATGGCTCTCGCCCCTACGTCCTATGTTGCTGGCAGATCTGCTGTCAAATCGAAAGAGGCTATCGGACAAGCCCAGGTCGCTGCGGCCCGAGAAATCGCAAAAAAGGGCTAAGCGGTGCTCTGGCGCAAGGCTTCGCTAAAGCGTCGGCTCTACCGCAAGATTCGGTTAATCTCATGCTTGGCGCTCTTGTCGATCCTGCTGGCACCAGGGGTGTCGCTAATTTGGACGTCAATATTAGTCGAGACGTTCTTGCATTCGCATCCGGTGAATTCGCCAGCGCAAACGACTGGCAAGCGATGGCCGGTTTGAAGATGAGGTTCTAGTTGAGTTTTCTAGTTGCTAATCTACCACTTGAACCTGTCTTTGTTCGCAATGAATTCCTCTACAACCATAAAAAAGGTGAAGGTGAATTTACAAAGGGCTATTGGGTGAGCGTTAAGGCCCAGAAGCATCGAGCATTGTTATTTGAAACGCTGCTTGAGAACGGTGCTCTATACGACAAGCTCCCCATTGAAGCTTTTGTTCACGATGTCGCAAGCGACCTTAAGTTTAAGCAGTCAGACCTCGCTCTCTGGGACATGGATGCGTGGCACATAACCACGATTGTCAAAGATGCTTTGCGTCACCTCGATGCCAAGGTACGGGTCGGTGATGAACTGGTGAGCGGCACCTACGTATGCACGATAGACCAAGTTGATGCTGACGGTTCGCTTATGCCGACCTGCGCTTCGATACCAAAAGAGCATAAAAGCCAAAACGTCTTAGCTCTCGACAACGGCCAGTTCTGCTCAATGCCTAACAACCGCATACTCTGGACCGAGCCAAGCCTGACTAAGGTTGTTGGCCCACCGGACTACGAAGCGTGTGAAGAGATTTACTTTAGCAACACAGCTTTAAACTACTGCCACACTGACGCGTGGTTCTATGAGGGAAGTGATTGATGCTGCCACCAACTCTGCAACACATGAAATCCAAAGGCTACACGGTTTTTGAGCGCGGTGATTTTAATCTCAACATCGTAGGGGTACGCAAAAGAAATGGCCAACCGGGGAAATGGGATGATTCTATATCCGTGTTTTATCGCAGGGGTGCTCTTTGGTGTAGCCATCACTTTGAATCTACTGTGGACCCTGGATTACATTGGCTCCATAAACGTCAGCTTAACGTCAAAGGGACAGCAGTCCTTTACCCAGGGCAATACCGGGGTGCCTTCGAGAAAGGCCTTCACAGGGGCAAATACGAGGCCCTGGTGCAGGCCAAACCCGTAAAGGTATGGAGAGATGCGAACAGGGACCAGCATATGGACACCTGGGGCGAGCCTAGCGAGTCAGGAATGTTTGGGATCAACATCCACCGAGCCCACCCGAAGAAGGTGCTAGACGAAATTGGACCGTACTCGGCAGGTTGCCAAGTCATTCGTCGCAACAACGACTTCCGCTATTTTATGGGCCTGATTGACCGCTCTATACAGATGACGGGATACGACAGGTTTACCTACACGTTGCTCGACCAGTGGCAGTTCTAGCTACCAAAGATTAAGACTTCCATGACTGCATGACCACCGATAGCTTGGAACTGAAGCTCCTGGCGCCACGTACTGCTGGCGATATCTGCTGACCGAATAAGTATGTTGCCTGGAATATTTAACATTCCCCCGGCATTTACTTTTTGCCGATTACCGACTGCGTGCTCAAACGTAATGGTCGTGTCGCCAGTATCGTCGGCTAGTGTGTTGTTAACTGTAATGGTGTTATTATCAACCTTAGTAACGACAGTATGCGAGCCTCTGTTTGTGCTGTCTTCTGCGTTAGTCGTGTAGAGTAGCTCACCAATCTGCACGTTAGCAAAAGCACCACCACTGCTTGCATCGACTATCTTCTTTGAGGAAGCGGTCATGTTAAAACCACTGCCACCGGGGTTAGCAATGTCGTAAATTTTTGACACCCAGAAAACGATAACAGGGACTGCTGCATCGGTATTCTTGATAACGATATTGCTGACGTCAGCCAACATCTCCGGTGTGATTGTTAAAACACTTGTGTTGTCGGCGCCAACGGCACCTGAGGCTACAATGCGACCATTAACAAATGTGACTGGTGTAAACGTAGTTGTCGCGTCAAACTTTGCTTGAGGGTTTGAGTAGTCAGCGTTTGCTGAGTAGTAACCTTTAATTTCGATTTTACCGTAGTCAGGCATATCTTAAGTCCATCCCATTTCGTTTATAAATTGCATAGCTTCCTCTGCCCCGTAGCATACACGACATTCATAGCCTGCAAGGTTCAATTTTTCGAGCCACTCTTTTTGCTCTGGCGAAACTTTGGATGGCGCTGGCCTTGCTCTCTTTAGCTCAATGACCACGCCTTTCTTGTGTGGTGCATTCGGCGGCGTATCGTAGATAACAAGATCTGGGAAACCTTTGACTGCGCCCATGCGTTTCATTCGGGCCGACGCAATCAAACCACGAGCACCGCCCATCGGCGCATGCATAAACAGCAAGTTAAGTCTTTTCAATTTTGTGACTAACGTACACTGTTCGGACTCCTCGCTTGCCCATTTTGATTTCTTTCGTTTCGACTTGGCCTTGGAACGCACCGGCTTCGACACTCGCTCGCCGTGATTTACGATGGCGTTCATTATCCGCTGTGAGCGTTCGTCCATGCCAAAATCTTACTCGATTGCTGGGTTGTTTGGTATCGCTATTTTTCTTTAGATCTTCCATTTTGATACTCGATAAAATGCCCCAGCCCTATGTGTTTTTTTTGATTTTAAAGTTGTTTGAGGTCTCTGAAATCATGACACGTCGTTGCGGGCTGGGGCTAAATTTTAAGCTGCTAGTTTAGTAGCGGCATCTTGCTGTGTTGAAAGGCCTAGGTGCCAACGACAATAGTTGACCGCAAGCCTTCCGTTTATCTCAGGCGTCTCTTCAAACGCCACTTGATTCTTCTCGGAGACAATAAGAGTTGGATGCTTATCGCCTGTACGGCTCATTAGCTCGTTAAGCGTATCAACCATAGCCTGAGTAACCAGAGTCTCTTTATTGTGCGTGCAGGTTCGTGCGTTGTGCCCACGTTGACCACAAATGCTGCATCGTCTGTTTGAAATAGCCATAATACTTGCTTCCTTAAATTTGTAACCCGTGGGTTATTAATACATTGAAATTGAACGTGTGGTTTCATCCTGCCAACCAATGACAGCACCCGACTCACTAAAGTGATGTTCAAATAGATTTACCTTGTCGCCCAAATAAGCAAAGACAGTTCCGTGTGCTGGACTGTCAGTCTTATTGTGCGGTCCATAAAACTTTATTCTGCCCTTCACAAAGCAGAGACTGTAGTGCCACAACTCGTGAAACCAGGCAGTATCAGTAGCGTTGTTTACACAGATGATAATCTGCTCTGCATTACCGCTTTCGTATTCGCTGATAGCCTTCTCAATCCAGGCCTGTATGACCTTACGACCATAGGGAGGGTTGAGGTACACGTTGCCTAGCCACGGTTCACGTAGACCGTCTCGTCCCTCTGATGTCGAATAGTACGACGTGGCGCCGACAACCTCGTTAGCCTGAGCACAGGAAGCAGGGTCTAAATCAATAGTGCCCATCACTTCTTTTGCCAGCGCTACATATTTAACTGGTGTGTACCAGTCGGCGGGTCCGTCCATTCCAATAGTTGGCTTGCGTCTATCTACAACAGACTGCACGTCTGCCTCAGTCGGCTTACCATCAGTCTCGTTCAAAGCTTGTTGCCAAGCTTCTGCACGCTCATCAATGTGGAGTTTTTGGAGTGGCCGCACTTGTCTCTCTTTCTTCGGTAGGGTTTCGATGCCAGGATTTTCATCAAGCACAGCGACTGTTTCCGCTGCTTTCATTAAACGGTAAGCGTGCTGCTTGGTCCATTGCCAACGGTGCTGGCAATATTCCTCAAAGGTTTCAAACTTGGTGCGGTAGAGCTTGCCATCATTAACGATTTGAAGTGCTCGTCCGACATCTACGAAAGTTTGAAAGCCTTCCTCAATTATCTCTTCGCATTTACTAAGCCTGTTGCATTCAACTACAGTTAGTTCATTCATATTCTTATTCCATTATTATAGGACGTTGAGCTTTCCGGTTATCGGCTCCCACGAGTCGCAACCTTCAACCTGTCCGTCATGATTCAATTCAACGCCGTGTTTGCGGCAGTGCCAATCAGGCTCTTCCTCAAAGTCAGGCTTCATAAATCGACACGTTCTGCAGTTCACTGCATAGGGCTCACCACGGTGGCAAACTGCCTTATGCGAGCAGAAGCTTTTGCAGATAAAGAACGCTTCGTTCTGTGCTACCTTGGGAGGGGGCACGTCCCAGCGTTCTAATATTCGTTTTCCAATATCGACAGCGTCAACAGCGACCTCTGAGTCTAGCTCAAATATCTCAACATAAAGTTCTTGGGTGTCGCAGTTCACGGCCATGAATACGCAATGTCTTAAGCCGCCTGAATGGTGCATGTACAGATGACATTGCGTCCAGTATTTATAGTTAGCTTTTTCTAGGCCGTGCTTCTGAAGCTGCTTAAACGTGCTCGGACCCATCGACTTGCATTCCCATAGCGCCCAAGTGTCTTCTGGTAGCTCAGGCATGCCACGAATTGCACCATCGATTGACCCAGAGAGAAACTTAACGCCAGGGACACTAAAGCGTATCTGCTTTCCGGTGGCGGCGTCAGTGTCTACAACCTCAATACCAGCGTAACGCATGTACTGCTTAAGGCGCTCTTCATCTGTATGACCCCGGTCAAACTTACGAAGAAGTTTAGCAGGATGTTGATAGGTTGAAGCCCAGTGCCAATCTAACCAAAGCTGCATCATGCACTCTGATCCAAGGGCAGAGAAGCCGCCGTGACCACGCCAGTTTGACTCCGGTGGATGCTGTGTTTGCATCGCATCGTTCATCCACTTTTCAGTGGTGTCGGTCTCATCTAGCAAAGGGTTCATTCTTCGTCATCCTTTGGCATGGGGTCGTGCTCACAGAGGCCCCACATAGAGCAGCCAAGATCTGATGGTGTTTTAGCAGCGAACAGAAACTCGTTTTGTTTGCCACCCCACGATGTCTTGCTCCATTTGGCAACCTCATCGATGGGCCACATCGAGCCGTCACCCTCACGTGACTGAAAGAAGGTAGGTGGCGTGTAGCCCAAGCTCTCGAACGTCTCGCCTTTTTTTGCGTAACGCTCCTTAGCTTTCTCAGCTACCTTTTGTTCCATGGTCCTAATCTGAACAATGCGGTCAGGGTCGAACTCAGCCACCGCTCGTATCTCAGACTTACGAGACATGATGCATGGATGACAACCAACCCGAGACGCTGGCAATTCTGGCCGGTAGTAGAGGGAACACGGTTTGATGTTATACCGTGTGTGAATCTCCACAACCTCAGGTAAAATCCAATTGATAAGTGGGNGCCAAGTGTCGCAGTCCATTGGGCCGCCGCCTTCCCACTCTTCCATCTGGCTTCGACGAAACGATTCTTCTGCGCGTATTCCAACAGCGTTTACGCAGTCCGGCGCCACCTCTTTGATGTAGTCTCGAATTGGGAATACCTTCAGTTCCTGTGTGCAGAATCTTATTTTGCGACTAGGGAACATTCCTCTTTTTTCAACAAGCTCTGTCATGCCGCCAGGATATTTCTTGCTGACTACGCGTTTAAACTTGTCGCCAAGCAATGGCTCTACGACTTCCTCAAGATACTTATACAGCACAGGATGCTCCCATCCCGTGTCGGCAAAGACGTAATGTACTTCGTTGGTTTCTTCGAGCTTCTTCTCGTACTTGATCCAAAGCGCCATTGCGACTGAGTCTTTCCCCCCGGAAACACTGCAGACGATAGGACGCCGTGAGTCTCTGATTTCCCCAAGCCAGAGGCTTTCTTTCGGCATAAAGATTCGTCATTCTTGCTTCCTTATTAAATTTATATTTGCCAGAACGTGCCCCACACCTGGGAGTAAACATTGCAGGAGAAACGATTAGGTGTGAGGCACTAGCCCCTGGCAGGGCTTATTCTATTTCAATCAGCGACCCGGTGGTTGCCATGTCAACGGGGTCTGCTGACCGTTATTAGGATTCATATTAGTATTCACAGCTTGTTGCGGCTGTGGCGCCGCTGCCTGCTGTGGTGGCATTGATTGTGGTAGTGGTGCGATAGGTGCAGTCGAGACCTGCTCNAAGCTTCCAATCTCGTACTTGTCGTTGCCGTCAAATTGCTTCACATAGACATCGAGCAAGATTGGTTTATCAAGAATCGCGTTAGCGTTAGTCCATCCCTGTGGCATCTTTAACGCGTAGCAGAGAGCACTCAGTTTCTGTTGCGCAATNTCATTGCTGCTCGTGGAGGATTTGTGGTTTGTGTTAAGACGAGACCACATTGATTTCCCAGTGTAATCGCCCTCCGTAACTTCAAAACGAAAACTGGTTATGTCGCAGGTATCACCCGATGAACGTTTTGTTTCAATCTCTTTGATAACTACGACGTAACGTCCTGCGGGTGGCTTACCCATCATTGGTTTTGCTTCGCCTTGCGGCTGAAATGACATCATTGTTGAATTGCTCCAGACATAATTTTAGTGATGATGTTGGTTAAATCAGGTGCCTCAAAGAAGTCTAAGGTACCTGAACGGTCTCCGGCTTGGTGCTCTTCGCACGAGTTGCATTGGATGACGCGTTGGGCTTTGCCGTCAGCACCTTCCACCATTCGCATGACTAGAATTTCATCCATCCAGAAAAATAAGTTTTGTTCGAGCAAGCTGCCTGGGAATAAAGGCGTCCAGACACCAGCTTTGTTTCGTTGATACTTGCACAAGAAGATAATGTGCTGTGATAGTCGCGCCATCTCTTTTAGCCACTTGGTGAGATCATCAGCCATCTGGCCGTACGCAGCCATCTTATTAGAGTTGGACCCCAGTGTTTCGGATAGCCGAACTTCTGCCAGCTCACTGATGCTATCGACAGCAATGCAGTCAAACTGATGCCACTCAGGGTCACCTTTTAACTTAACTAAAAGTTCCTCAGCGTCAGCCCACGTTCTAATTTGAACAGCAGGAAGATCTACGTTCTGATTACAAAGCTGGCCATCTTCAATATCAACAACGAGGGCACGGCCCGGTAAGGTGCGCAACGAAAACGACTTGCCTACTTTAGGTGGTCCACTAAGGACGATACTGGTGCCACGGTTCGAGCACAGCTTTGACGTGGTTGTAATCGATAGACTCATTAATTGTCTTCCTCCACCTTAAGGCCAACACTTCCTGGCCGCTCTTCGATAGCTCGGCAGCAATACGAATGCAGTTTTGGTTCAATCTCTGCGAGTTTCCGAAGCATAGGGATGTCCAGTTTCAGCACAGTCTCTTCTTTAAACGGATTTAAATTAGCTGGTATGTGCTCTTTAATTTCTGCGTACTCGGTAGGCATCACCTTGCGGTTCATGCGAGTGGTGGTCGTGACTTTAAAACGACCGAGATTATTTGCGAGGCTTCCTTCACCCTTCGTGTAAACATTAGGGTGCTCTAGTATTTGCATGCGGATGGCATCACGGTCCTGCTTCATGCGATTTATTTCATTGGTGTGTGAGATCTCTGCAAGGAGCAGAGTATCGAGGTCACGATAATCTTCTTTATTTTTCATCTTCTTTTTTCTTCTTCGGATAAGCGTAAAGCTCTAGTTTATTAAGATTTATTGCATAGGTTTTCGAATTACGACGCCAGACCACTTTACCCAGGGTCGTGTCGTTATCCTTATTGATGTAGTCAATCGCCCGAACTTCGGACAGTTGATATTGATATGAGTTTTCGCCGCAGTTTGTTTCGAGAATTAACTTGTTTTGAAACACTCTAGATACCGATGGTGTGCCACCAAATTTAGAACAGAGCTGGCGAAATATTTTAGGTGTGAGGTAAACTAGGTCATCATGTGAGAAGCCTGCAAAGTTGCGGTAGTTGCCACGCGGTTCTGCCGCCAACTTGTTACCTTCTTTTGTAAGTTCAATTAGCCTGTCACCACGAATTGAATCAATAAACTGTACGAT